TGCTCTTTCCCTGCACTCCTGCTCTAAGTAAAGTCATACTAAGTATAATGTCATTTTGTGGATTTGTCATATTATAGGTATACGTTGGAATTTAGATTGAGTGTATTGAATCGTTGCGCTGATTACTGCTGTTTCTCCTACGTGCTTGCACTCTAAGTAAGGTGCTATCTTATTGCTTACTATCGGGAAATGAGGTATAAAGGAATTGCTTGCAAAGCCGTTACGAAAGTTACTAATCTTAACGGGAGTAGAGCTGTAGTGTGTAGTGGCATCTCTCCAAAGCATCGTACAGAATTCTGCCGTAGCTACATTTCCGGTAAAGTCGGTTACATTGTAATCATATTCCATTACTGAGATACTTATATTTACATGCCATACCGTCTCAGTAGGCATCTCTATCACACCGCCATCTATGCCATCTATGTATAAATCTACGTTAGTTGGATTAGCTACCATTTCACCTAAGCCCATCAGCTGAATAAATCCATGCTGTGATCTACCTGGTATAGTTGTTCCAAAGTCTGAGGTACCATCCCACCAAGTACCCCCTCCAAAATGCACCCCTCTTACATCAGCCTCTGCCCATCTGCCAGCTACCATAGTGCCCTCTAAGTTAGGCCTGATAAAGTTGCGATAGCCTAAAGCTTGGCTGTAGTTGTTGTTAGGTGCAATGCCATGCCCTAAGCCACTAACAAAGATGCGTTCGTTGTTATTTTCTATTTCAGCTCTATTGACGTTGCCCATACCGGTAGCGCTCTTTTGATTGCCACTTGTATTAGTGATATTGCTACCTCCTACGTTGTTTGGGCTGCTAATTATACCAGATGTTCCATTGGTTACAGTTGTTGCATAGCATCTGCCTTTATCTGTGCTCCATGTGTAACCGTAAAACTCGCAGCATTCCTGTGAGCCATAGCTTGTATCTCCATCGTAATCTAAAAACTCCACTGCTCCTGTGCTTACGTTAATGGTAGATGGTGTGTATTGGCATAGCGCTCCAATGTCAAGTAAGCGGATAAGCTTGCACTTTGTTACTTGCTCATCAGCTACTATGTAATCAGTAAGCTCTATTACTCTCCAAAAAGAATCTTTAATCCAAATCTTATCATTAAACTTTAAGCCAAACACATCGGTTACAGATAGCTTAAAATAAGCCTCCATTATCTTCTGCTCAGAATCGTAAAGCTCTGCAATGTACTCCCTCCAATATCTATCAAATAGCGTGTGTAATGGCATGGCCTCTATTGGATGCGGAGGTATCTCCTGCCCAAAGTTTAGGTCATCGGTACCTATCTCAGTTGGGATAGATTTGTAATGGCAAAGTAGAGGAATAACTGTGAAGCTCGCATCTTCTGCTATCTCATCATACACCATAACTACAGCGCTCTCCTCACTCCCTCTCTTGTAAAGAATACGTGGCCCAGGTGCCATAAACTCTCCCGTACCATTAAAATATTTTGGGATAACGTAATTAGTGTTAGGGATTAAGTCGCAGGGTGATGCGCCAAATGTTAATTCAACAGTGTAATCACTTGTGCTGAAGTCATTGCCTGCATCGGTTAATCTTAATTCACCATAGACTCTCTGCCCTGCTGTTTTATACTTAGCGTTAAACACATCTCCCTGTTCTTTATAGCTCCACTTCAACACTCTCTTTCTAATGTCAGCTGCAGGGGTAAGTACAATGTCTTTAGATAGGTCTAACTTTTGGGTCCAATCGTAATCATCTCCACTCGCCAAATACTCTACCATTGGAATAATCTCAACAGCGTTAGGTACATTTGGATTAGGCACCAGTACTGCATTAAACATCTTGAGAATATCTCTTAAGAAATCTACTTGCTTTTGCTCAGGTGCATTATTAGCTATCTGCACTGGATAGGCATAGGCTAATCCGCTTACGTAAAAGAAGCCAAAGTTACTATTTGTGTAACCATTAACAGGCTTAATAGTTATGTTAGGTGAACTTCCTGCATGAGCACGTATACGAATAGTATAAACATCTCCCTGCTGCACTGACATGCCAAAGCTGCTGTATACTGCAAAAGGATTAATAGGTACAGTTGGTGTAAAGCCGGTTCCTCCTATCCACATAAAAGATGTAGGACCTACACCCATTGAATCAGGGAATGGTATTAAATCAGTTACTCCATTTCTTACACGTTGTAACATTATATCGTAAACATGCTGAGTATTGGCAGAATATCCTGTAGTATCTACTTCAATATTAAAATCTATTTCTACTTGTGCTTGAAATGTTCCCTGTGCCGTATAAGCATTAGATACCCAGCTGCCAGATGGATCACTTACCTCATTCCATCCTGTTAATTGCTTAGAATAATAGCCATTACCATCGTCTACGTTTAATGTAAATGGCGCATCTGCTGTAAAATCTACCTTAAACTTAGCCTCGTTATTGCTTAATCCCTCAGTTCTCGGCCCTGTAATGTATGGAACATACATAGATGCAAGCTCAGTACTTAGAGTATCTCCGCTATAGGTAAATCCTGCCTCTGTAATTATCTTATTTAGCAGCCATCTTGCCTGCAGAGCTAACGTGAGCTCACCGGTATAGATAGGATTAACTGAACTAAATACTCTTCTACTACCTAACGTGCTATCCTCACTCCAATTCTGCCCCTTATCCGTTAGCGTGTAGCATGCAGCTCCGTTAAATAAGCTAAAATCATTAATTAGATTTACATTCTCAAAGCTATTCTCATGGGCCAAATCAGTATAGTCTAATTCTTTCAGCAGCTTATCTCCAATGCTGCGAGCTAAGTCTACAGTCTCACCAAAGAATGCTATTACAAATTCATGCATCTTACCCTGCTGAGTAATGGCCTGCTTAAATTGTATGTGCCCTTCAGCGATGGGTAAAGTGTCTACTGATAGCGTTGCCTCTATCTTGCGTAATACGTTAATCTGTGTAGTGTCATCGTTAAGCAGATTCACGTTATACTGCTGCCCAAAGAAATCTACGTTAGTCTTAGTTGCAGGGATTCTAAACTCACGTGAGAAAGCACCCCTGGTAGTAAACTCAGATATGCTATTGAAGTTAGATGAGTAGCTTATGCTCTCATTCTCGTAAAGGTCTACTACTGTTTGAGCGCCATGATCGGCAGTTACTACTAAGATTACTGATGGCCTCATGCTGTATAGTCGTTACTGAATTTAATAGTCAATTCTAAGTCTGTTTTTCTAAAGCTTCGTGTTCTAATGGCTGTATAGTTATTGCTATCTATTAGCACAGGTGTAGCACTACCATCAGGATTAATGATGTAAACCGATTCGCTGTAGATTAGATTCTTTAAGTATTCAAATTGCCCTTCGGTTAAGAAGTCAGTTCTGATACGCATCATCTTTTCTACAAATGGGCTGCGCTCAGTTAGCCCTCTATCGTATGTGTTAAATCCAAAGGCCTCAGCTTCATCTGCAGTGGCGTAGTTACCTACTACCTTTCTATATCTCTTTCTTTCCACTGAGTAACTTTCCTCAGAGCGTTTAGTAAAATTGAAGTAATCCCATCCACCTCTGCTATTGGTCCAGCCTAATCTTATCTTATCAAATCTGCACTCATCATCTGCTTTAAATACTGCTATCGATCGAGCACAAGGATTACCAGGTGCATCTCTAAAGTTAATTAAGTAATGATGCCATGTAGCAGGTAAGCCATAAATCTCAGTGATGTTAGCAGGCAGTAAAGGAAGATGGTTAATAGTTCCTGCTGCAATAACAAAATACATACTTGTTGTCTGTATGGGTGTACCTGCTTCATTAAATACAAATATTTGAGCTTCAGTAGCTCTATTATCAATCAGCTTAGTGCCGTCATCTGCAGGAACAGTTAGCACTCCATAGTCATCTTCAAAAGCAGTTATGCCTATTGTGCTATTACCTAAGCTATAAAACTCTAACATATCATCCATAGCATAAGTGCTACGTAGTAAATCACTCATGATGTAATCACTGCTATCATACAAAGCAAAGTAAGTAGCAGGATCAGGATTAAAGCCATCACTAATCTGAAATGCTGCATTGATTAAAGAAAGGTTAGTTAATGGGTAAGCAGTAGCCTGCACCTCAAATACACCTATCACCTCGTACCCTTCGTAAAGAGTAACTTCAACAGTCATTATATTGCGAGCTGTGGAATCATCTTGCACTGTAGCAGATGCAAAAATAGAAGCTACCACATCGGTGCTGTTTACACCTAAATCCATGGCAGAGCTTACTACCGGGTTAAGGTCAAATACAAGTGCACCTGATAAATTAGGCTGCACGTAAAAGGTATTAGTATTACCCCCATTGCATGTTACCTCTATCACATATCTAAAGCCAGGCTGCCCTACGTTGGTAGATGTAGCTACCACTATTAGCTTTTGCTTTAAGGCAGTGTATGAATAGGGCTGTTGTTGTATTGTAATTGCCATGATTTAACCTGGTTTAATATTAGTTAGTTTTCTCGTTTGGTTTAAGATGTAGATATTCACCGCATCACTCATAGCACCATTCAGCTGAGGCCCGTAATCGGGTAGTGTTTCTAAATAGGCATCTCTAAAATAATACAGAGGTGCTATACCTTTTTTCTCTATGCTCTTAGCCATTGCGTTAGCCACTCTTAATCTTCTATCTGCATCTTTGTTAGCTGCTGATTTAGCGAACTTAGTCATCTTGCCAGTTTCACCCATAGCACGTAGCTTAATCTTCTTTAGATTCATCCAATTAAGTATAGCTTCTACCGGAGGCTTGGCTGCACTTGCTGCGAATCTTGTATCTATTCCTTTGTAGTTACTCTCCTTACCTTGTCTACCATACTCCACCCACTTAGCGTAGTCAGCAGTAGAATCAAATGCAATAGATGGCAGTGTGCCTGTTACATCTATAGCGTAATAAAGAGATGCTGCTAAGGTACCTGTAGTATTAGCCTTGCGCTTCTTTCCATATCTCGTCTGCTGAATTCTGATGTTACTACGTGCGCTCTCAGTAACGGACTCACCGAAATCTAAGAGCACATCGTATAGCGCTCCCTGTTCAAATAGCTCAGCTAAGATGCTCATGCTGGCTCCTCAATCTCCTCAGTTACTACTTCGTAATTGCCATACTTAACAGCTTCTTTTTTGTCAAGCGTTTCAATGTAACCTTGCTCAGTTATCATTCTATATTTTGTAATTATCATGTGCGAGGAGTTGTTAAGATGTTTTCATATCCAACATAGTCGCAGTAAAGTGCTCTCGATGTTGTTCCTATTTGTTTAGCTATTTGCATTTTCATATGGAAATATCTGCTATTTGAAGGAAGTGGAATGTTAGTTGTGTGCGTTGCTATTGCTGTTCCATTAACGTAAAATGTAACCGATGTGCCTGCTGCATTAACTTCTATTCTTAACTTATTCCAAGCCGCTGCCGTTACTGCTGTTGTTGTTGTTGTTAGCGTGCGAACTGAGTTAGCAACCGTTACACATTGCCAATTAGCACTTGCTACCGTTCCATTTGCAGTACCGCCCTCATCGTATGTAATAAATACCCCATCTGTTTCTGCCGCATTGCTGATGACGCTACCAAAGCCAAAAATCAATCTGTATCTTTCAAGCAAGGTGCTTAAAGCACTGATGTTAATTAGTGTTTCGAAATTCCATGCTCCGCCACCAAACCAAAGCTGTTGACTTCCTGAGCTGCCGTAATATGTAACATAGCCAAATGCTGATGATGTCCCCGTTTGAAACGCTATAACACCTTGTTGATTTGTTCTATTAGGTATTGTCCCACCATTTGCTATTGTCGATGATCCACCCGATGCAACAGCAGATTGCCCACCATCTAAACCAATTAAAGTAATAAAGTCGGTAAAGAAAGATACCATTCTTTTTCCTCTGTCAATCATAGACAAAGAATTTACAGCGTCAACGGTTGGAAATTTAGCACCCGTTCCGTCAGCGTCTAATGAGTTCTGTTTGTTCGCTGTATTCTCAGCTGTGAATCCTAACGCTGCTTGTTTTGAATTAAAGGTTGTCCAATCTGCAGAACTTAATGCACCTCTATTAGCTGCTGATGCAGTAGGCACGTTTAGAGTTATTACGGGAGTAGTTGTACCATTTGCTACGGTGCTGCTTAAGTCTGCTCCACTTGTGCCTAAAGTCAAAGCTGCTACTGATGTAACGGTGCCGGATGTAATTGTAGGGAAGGTAGCTAAGGAGCCATCACCTCTAAGATATTGTAAAGTAGTGCCTGATGGTGTATTAAACTTACCATTGAAAATTAACCAATCACTTGAAAGCAAATATCCGTCAGTTGTGCCATTAGCAGAACTGATTGATAGGTTAGGAGTAGCTCCTCCTGTGGATGATATAGGTAAGGTAGCAGTAACACTTGTAACAGTGCCTCCTGATGAAGGTGCTGAGTTAGTTATAGTAAAGTTAGGATAGGTGCCGGATGTAGTTATGCCAGTTCCTGCAGTTAAAGCCACTACCTGATCGGGAGCGGAGTTAGTTACAGTTATGCTGCCACTACTTGTAATGGGCCCACCGCTTACGCTGATGCCAGTGCCTGCTGTTAAGTCTACACTTGTTACCGTTCCTGCTCCTGCTTGAGATGCATACCATCCCTTTATCCCTGCTCCATCAGTTCCATAGTAGTAACTGTTACCTGGTGCTTCCTCATCATTCAACAAGCTAACAAATACCCCATTCTGATCTAAGCTCTCAATAAATTGCAAAGCTCCCCATCCATCTGATGGTGAATCTGTAGGTGTGTTATAGTTCCAGCTTGCAGGGATAGAGCATGCGCTCCAATCGTAATCCATGCTGAGCTCTATTATTCCTGTTACACCTGTTAGCGTGTGAGTGTACTGCTCTACAAATGGCTCAGAGTTTACCGGGCGAGTAAGCAGCACATCATCTCCAAACATCTGCCCTAAGTGAATCTCATTGATAAGGTCCTGAAATATCAGTGAGCAGTCGGTAATGCTCTCCGCTTGGTAGCTTGTCTTATCTTCTTTGTCCCTTGGTAGATCAGAGATGAATACCTCAAAGCTAAAAGCTCTTGTGCCTGGCGAGTAGTTAATAGCTCGTGGCTTAACGTGCATCCATGGCCATTCAGCTTCCTTCTCTAAATCCGCTTGGCTAATCTCTCCATGCGTAAACCTTCTGAGCTGAAAGTGCCCATCTGCAAATTGTCTAAATCTATCTACTATTACGTTGTATGTGTAATTGATTGTGCTCATATCTTATAGTGGAAATTAAGTAAGCTTTTGTTGCAGGCTGTTAGCGTAATCCATAGCATAGGTTAAATGGGTAAAGATAGTAGTAGCTCTTGTGTTGGTTATGGCATCAAACTTAGTTACATCTCTCTCTGCCATCTCCTCTATCACGTGCCACCATTGATACACACTTGCTAATGTTTCACCTCTTCGGCTAACTGAGTTATCTCCTTCTTCAGCTTCTCCAGCTCCTTCTCTAAATATTCGGGTGTATTGCTCACTAAATCGTTTCTGAGTATCGAAAAAAAAAGCAGCGCAGCATTTACATTCGCTAAGTTTAGCTTACGCATCTGAGGCACATACTTAAGATGTATAGCGCTATCATACTCTTCTATCTTGTACTGCAGATTAATCTCTGCCGTTACCGGTCTATAGAGAATACACATGAGCTCAGGCAGTTGTTGAGGAAAGTTCTTACTGAACTCAGATAGATCTAACCACTCTCCAAAGCTCATGCTCTTTAGATCGGGATGAAAGCCAAACTTAACGCCATCAATATCTATAAATTGCTTAAATACTTTCTCATCATTACGTAGGCCATTAGAGTAAGCGCTCACTATCTTTTCCACAGTAGCCATGTCTATCTTGCGTATATCATCCCTCTTCAATCCTGTTATTGCCTGAATCTGAGAAACGCTATCCGTTCCGGCATTAAGGAAATCTACATACTTGCCTAATGTCTGATCACTATACTTAGTGCTTATTATTTTGTCGCTCATAGTTTAAATATTTGTTCCATCTATAGTAATGTTAATGCTCTTTATCTCAGTGCTGAGCTCGGAGCGTTCTATGTAACCTCTGCCCTTGCCTTGAGTCTTAAGGTAAAAGATTATAGCACTTGTGTTAGGTGCATCCTTAATAGTTACTATCTCCCCATCGTGAGTTAATGCCTGGCGCTCTGCTCCCTCCATCAGCTTCTTAAGCTGAGATTCTGCAAAGTCTAAAGCTACATTCTTTAGCGAAGCTACAGCAGCACTATACTCAGCATCATCTTTAAGCCATTCATAGTGTATAGTTCTGCTTAATCCCATCTTCTCACATGCCTCAGTTACGTTACCCAAAGAAGTTGTAAGAGCCTGTATCATAGCTTCTTTTTTAATTGTTAACTTTCGTAAAGGCTCCTCACTCATGCTAACTTATTCTTAAAGTGTG